TGATATAAACTCTTTCGGCGACCTCGGCGGTACTCCCGAAACGCTTGACGCTACAACTCTTTCGCATTACGTATCTGTCAGTGTACTCGGCATTCAGCAGCAGGAAAGCATTGAGTTTGAAGCTAACTACACTAAGACGGAATACAAAGCTCTTGAGGCAGGTCAGAACACCGAAACAGACCTTTCCGTTTGGTTTGGCGGTACAAGTGCGAACGACGGCACATACACAGCAACAGGTATTAACGGCAAGTTCAATTTTAAGGGAATGTACTCTCTTAAAATAAACGGTGCGGGAGTAAACGAAGTTGTTCATTGCACCGTCACCGTAACCGCACTGACAGCTCCCTCACTTTCAGACGATACCTGATTAAAGAAAGGAAATATAAACCATGGCTAACAGAACTACAATTCAGTTTGAATACAACGGAACAGCATATACCCTCGGCTACACAATTGCGTCGCTCAAACGACTTGAGAAAAGCGGATTTTCTTTCGGAAACCTTGAAGACCATCTTCTGACGGCGCAGGAAGACCTTTTCTGTGCGGCTTTCGATGCTTTCCACAAGAATGTACCGAGAAATGAAAGAATGGCTATTTACAAGGAATTTGCCAATTCGGAAGACGGAGAAGAAGGCGAAACTGCAAACACTCTTTCCGACATCCTTTTCAGAATGGTAAATGAGGTAATCGAAGAAATGTCTCCCAAGGGAAACGTGAAGTGGAAGACGGTGAAGGGATAACACCATCTTCCGGCGAAACGGGCATGACTGACGCTGAGCCGACAGTTGACAAGCCGTGGTTTGCGGAGTATGCGGATAATCTGTGCTCCTACTATATGTCTATAGGAGTTCCCTATGACACATACTGGGACGGAGACTTTACAGAACTTCGCTACTACCGAGAAGCAGAAGAATACAGACAGGAGCGAGATAATTATGCGGCGTGGTTACAAGGAATCTATGTATACGAGGCTGTAGGTTGTCTCGCTCCTATTCTTCATGCTTTTGCAAAACGCGGTACAAAGCCCGGCAAATATCCCGAAAAGCCGTATTCCGTAACCGAAAGGCAGAGAAAAACCGAGGAAGAAGCGGAAAAAGCTAAAAAACAAGCGGAAGTACAAAATCAAGCGTTCTCGTGGCTTTCCGCTATGCGACAAAAATTCAGTGGAAAGGAGAACAAAAACAATGGCTGACGGAACAATAGACAATCTGCAAATAGTAGTCACTGCCGAGACAAAGAAAGCGGAAAGCGCGCTGAAAAATCTTGTGAAAACGCTCGAACCTCTCAGAGAACTTATGAGAGATTTCAAGTCAATGCCGCAGGTAAGCAATTTTTTAGGCGGCAAAGACATAAAGGAAACAGCTTCTTCTCTAAAAACGCTTGCTACAGAAACGGAAAATGCGACAAAGAAATACCGCGCTTTAAAGGACGTTGTGAAAAACTCCGCTGCCGTCATGAAAGGCATGGATAAGGCGCAAAAGATAACTTTGAAAAAAGCCGATGATGATAGTTACATGGCGGAAATGAAAGCGGAAATAGACAGAGCCGCGGACGAAATTGCGGAAACTCAGCGTATGAAGGCGCAATTGGCACGAGACCTTGCTATATCGAAAAAAGCGGAAGCTGCTTATAACAAGAAATACGGTATTGCCGATAGTGGCGAAGAAAAGATAGACAACACAATTGATTGGGCTTCAATCCGTAGACAGCAAAAAGAGGTAAGCGACTACGTCCGAAAATATGTATGGAAACAAAACTTCGATGAAATGTTTGCCAAACCGACTGCGGCGAAGAATAAGCAGTTTAACGACATACTCAAGTCGGCGGGCAAAGAGACAAGTCAAAGCGACATACTCGAAAGCCTTATCAAAAACGCGGAACAACTCGACACCGTAGAAAAACCGCTTGCTTCGATAACGGCGAAATTTGGCGAACTCAAAGCCAAAGCAAAAGGTGCTGCGAAGTCCATAAAAGACCTCGGCAAACAGATGAGCAAGAGATTCAAGAACTCGGTTTTCGGCGAGACTATCGGCAAGGTTGCGGGTTCACTTGAAAGAATCCTTCGTTATCGTACCGTGAATGAGTTCTTGAAACAGATTGCCAAGGCATTCAGCGAGGGTGTAAACAACCTTTACCAATACAGTAAGGCGGTCGGGACTGACTTTGCAAGCAGTATGGACAGCGCCGCCACTTCACTGCAATATTTCCGAAACTCTGTAGGTGCTATGACAGCTCCGATACTCAATGCGCTCATTCCCGTATTCGATTCGCTCATTGATAGAATAGTCGAGGGTGTAAACTGGCTGAATCAGCTTGCCGCGAAAATGACTGGGGCTTCTTCGTGGACTAAGGCTATTCGCCAGCAGAAAGAATATGCGGAAGCGGCTAAGGATTCGGCGGTGGCTCAAAAACAGCTCCTTGCGGGATTTGACGAGCTGAACGTTATATCAAGCACGGGCAGTTCTTCCGGCAAGACCACACCCGACTACAGCGGAATGTTTGAAGAGGTATCAATGGAGAACATCTCGTCAAGCGTTACCGAGTGGTCGGACAGACTTCATGACACATGGGCGGAAATCAAAGAGTATGCAACAGAAATTGGGGCGGCTCTTCTCGGCATAAAGGTATCGGAGCTGTTCGGTGGAGGGTTTGGAACCTCTGCTACGCTTGCTATATCTTTTGCGGGACTTGCGTTTGAGTTTGACGGTATAAAGAATCTTGCTTCAGGCGAAGTGACGAAAGAAAATATACTTAAAGCGGTTCTTGGTTCGCTTGCTACTATAGCGGGACTTACCGTTAAATGGGGCAAGGCTGGACTTGCGATAGGCATACTGGCTACAATTGCTACGGCTATTGCGGCTGTCAAGGTTGGGCTTGATGAGAAGAAGCAAAAATTTCTCGACACGCAGGAACTTCACGCAAAAATCCAGAAAATTGCAGACAAGGCAAAGATAGACCTTGAAATAGCGGCTGAATTACAATTGCGCGTAGACAAGCTCGATGCTCCGGTAAAAGAGGTTGAACTAAAAATGGCTACGCTTAAAAGGCTTATAAATGAAGCGTTCAAACTCAACGACATTCCGGAGGAACAAAGAACCACAGCGGAAGCTGAACTTTTGAAAACTCTCGTAAACGAAATCAATTCAATGGGGATTATAGAAATTGAAGTTAACGACAAGGGTTCTATCGTTCAGACGCGCGACGAACTTAACAAGCTCATCAAGTCGCGAGAAAAGGAACTTCTGCTTGAAGCGTACAATGAATCAATCAAAAACGCATACATCCTGCAATCGGACGCTGAATATAAACTTATCGAACTAAAGCAAGATAATATAGAAGCTACGGAGAGACAGAAAGAAGCACAACAGAAGATATATGACCTTATCAAAAGCGACAACAAGGGCTTCCTTGATTCTCTCGGACTTAACACAAGAGCGTTGCAGGACATTACAAGCGCGAGTGATATAACAACCGACAGCATACACTGGTTAAGCGTAAAAAACGCAGAACTTGCAAGCCTTTTAGGTGGTGAACTGTCAACTCAATTTATATCATGGATGGACGACCTCGCAGACGCGGAAGGAGCCGTTAAAGATACATCACTTGCGGTTAATAATGCGGAAACTGCGCTCCAAGACGCGGCGGATAAAGTCGATTATTTCAGCGGAAAAGTCAAAGACCTTGACGGTATGACCGCAGGTGTCACTATTGATGTAAAAGCCGATTTCAGCAAGGTTGAGGAAGCGAGAGAAAAGATTCGCAAGACTAAGACGGATTCCATTGTTGACGATTTGCTTTTCGGTTCTCTCGATAATCAGTTTGCTAACGGCGGTTTCCCGACTATGGGACAGTTATTCGTCGCGCGTGAAGCAGGACCCGAACTGGTAGGAACTATAGGCGGCAGAAACGCTGTTGCGAACAACGGTCAGATTATAGCGGGCATTCAGGCAGGTGTCACAAACGCTATGAACGGCGTACTCCGCGCGAACAGTTCAGGCTCGGACAAGGATACCGCAGAGCAGAACAAACTTCTCAGAGAACAAAACAGACTGTTACAAAAGATTGCTGACAAGGAACTTTCGATTTCTCCGTCTGTTGCTTTGGGACGCGCGGTAAAACGCTCCCAGAAGATGGTTGAACAGGTTACGGGTGGTTAAACATGATATCATTACTCAATTACACAATGGGAATAAAGTTCGGGGGGGTTAGTATTCCCGACCCTTCCGAATGGAATCCCTCAATAGCAGACGTTGATGAAAGTGCTGAGAGAGACGCGACATCTGTTTTGCACAGAAACCGTGTGGGACAGAAGATAAACTTCGGTTTCAAGTGGAACTGCCTGACGTGGACTGAAATGGCTTCAATACTCAACGCCGTCAATTCCGACAGTTTCACGGCAGTCTGCCCAGACCCGTATCAAAAAGGCGGTACGCGCTCCGGCACATACTACGCGGGCGACAGGTCGGCAACAACAAAATACTACTGGATTGACAAAGAAGAAGTTGCGCGTTTCGATTTGTCGTTCAACATCATTGAATTTTAGGGGGGATAACGTGTCGCAGGCTTTATCCAATCTTGCCGTAGGCTCAAAAGTCAAGTTCGGCAAGTATCAAGTGAACACAGAGAAAGCGCAGCCTATAATATGGACTATTGTTGCGAAAAATCATGTGTCCACTCCCGCTTATCCTTCGAACTCGGTAACTCTTCACGCCGCTGAGATTCTTGACTTAAGATGTTTTGATGCAGAAGAGCCGAGTAACAGCAATTCTGATAGGCAGAAATATGGTAACAACCGCTATTCCGTCTCCAATCTCGACCAATGGCTCAACAAAAATGCTGCTACTAATGCGTGGTATACTGCCGCTCATGCGACAGACCAATCGCCTAACAGTTCAACGGTTGTCTCTGCAAACACGCAGTATGCAAACCGTCCCGGTTTTCTGAATGGTTTTACTACCGATGAAATCAATGCTATCCTCTCTACCACAATCCGGGTGGTAAAGCCGAGTGTGGACGGCGGCTCTTATGAGGATATTCAGCGCAAGGTGTTCTTCCCGTCTGCTACGGAAGTTGGTCTTTCCAACGAGAACAACATCGCCGAAGGTAGTGCGTGGGGTTACTACACAAGCAATTCCGCTCGTGTCGGGTATGTCACGCAGCAGTGTTTCAGCAATACGCCGTCAAGCTCTAAGCCGTCAAGCAAGACTGTGGCTTGGTATTGGTGGCTGAGAACGCCTCACTACTCGTTCGCCTACCTCGCTCGGCGTGTCAACTCGGATGGTGGTTTGGGCGGCAACAATGCTTACTGTGGTAACAATGGCGTTCGCCCTGCTTTGAATCTTTCCTCTTCCCTGCTCGTTTCGGACACTGCGGATTCAGACGGATGTTACACGGTCATGTTTGCTGGTACGATAACACCTCCCGCAACACTGACTATACCGAAGTTAGTTAAAGGTAGAGGTGCTCTTATTGAGTGGTCGGCGGTCGACGGTGCGGATTCGTATATCTTGCAGAGAAAAACCAGCGCGGACGGTTCTTATTCTCAAAGATACAGCGGCACAAACACTTATTTTGACGACCAGATACAAACGCGTTACACAGTATATGGCTATCGCGTATGTGCGGTATCTGGAGAAACGCAGTCCGATTGGAACACAAGCGATGACATAACCGCCATATCAGCACCTAATCCACCCGGCTATCCTGTAATTCCTGACACTATTAACATCGGAGATACTTATACAGTAACGTGGACAGCCCCCTCGGTTTCAGAGGTGGAAGGATATGAACTACAGCGCAAAGTAGATGATGGAGACTATATTACCGTTTACAAAGGCGCGAACCTGTCATATACCGATACGGCTCAGTCTACGTGGACTAAAGTGCAGTACAGAGTTGCGGCTTATATAGACGGAGATGTATATTCCGCAACGTGGTCGGGTTCGGACATACGAACGATTGTCGGCGGCACTTCAACTGTCCCGTCAATGCCAGAGACTATAACCGTTCCTGCCCTCACTGCGGGAGAGTCGGCAACAATCTCATGGGCGGGCGTTTCAAATGCGGCGGAATATGCGCTACAACGTTCTGTGGACGGCGCAAGCTACATGACGGTATATCGGGGCGAGAACACATCTTACATCGACACAGTAGGCTCTGCGTGGCTTACAGTGCAGTATAGAGTATGCGCTTACGATTCAAACAACAGCAGTTCGGACTACAAGACTTCGGACGTGATGAACGTTGCTCAACCTGTCGCGAGTTTACTTGAAGCTATACGCGCTCATACCGAACAGGATATCAAGATAACTTTTGCCGACAACACGGTTCTCGGAAAAGCTGACGTTGCGATAACGGGTGATGGTGTTAAGATTACGGACATTCTGAACGGAGACACTGACTATACTTTCGGCAAAGCTGTTTGTAAACAAGTTGAAATGACGTTGTTCAATGTTGACAACAAGTTTAACAACTTCGATTTTACGCAGGAATTTACTTTGCAAATAGGCGTTAAGGTCGGCGCGGCTTTTCAGTATGTGGCGGTCGGCGTTTTCAAAGGCAAGAGACCCGACAAAGTTCGCGGCAAGCTCATAGACTTTACCGCTTATGACCGTATGCAGAAGTTTGAAGTTTCTGCTTCGGATTTCATCGAAAACATGAAATTCCCCATCACTCTCGGCGCGGTTTTCTCTTCCCTTTGCGCCGCAGTGGGTGTTGAACCTATCACGACAACGTTTACAAACTCTACAAAAAACTTTACTTTCAATCCGTTCTCAACCTCGGACTACACGGCGCGTGAAGTGCTTGCGTGGATTGCGGAAGCGGCGGGCTGTTACGCGAGAGTAAATGCGGATGGTAAAGTTGAGTTAAACACATTTACAACAAACTCCTACAAAATTCTCAAAACAGACCGATTTGAGATGAGCGAGAGTGAATTTGAAACTCCCGTTATAGGCAAGCTCGAGTGTTACACGTCATACGGAGACCAGCTCGTGACTGCGGGTACGGGAACAAATACTTATGTTATCAGCGACAATCCGTTTCTGTATATCGAGAACGACACGGAAATATCTGCGCTACAGCCTTATGTGAACGCGATTTTTGCAAAGGCTTCACTCTTCCCTGCTTATTCTCCTATTGCGGTACGTGCCGAATGGTATCCCGAAATTAAATGCGGAGACATTATCACCGTAGTTAATGATTATGACGAGGTGAAAACTCTCCCGATATTCTCCCAAACAATCAAATGGAACGGATTCGGCAAGGTTGAGTATGAATCAACGGGCGGACTGGTACGCGAGATTGAGCCGGTACAGCAGCGTGAACTTGAAGCAATCAAGAAGTCAATGCTACGCGATACGGATTTGTCTACAGCTGTAGAGAGCTATCTGAACACGCAGGAGGGCAAAGCCTCTATTACCTCTGCTGTCAAGGGCAAATTCGTTGAGGTGTCAAGCGGAAGCACGATAACCACAACAACGGCAATCGAACAACTTATACAAAAAACCGAGAAAGGCATTGAATCAAAAATATCCCTATCAGCTTCCTACGGTTCGGGAACAATCGGTTCAAACGTCCGCGCGCTGTTGACTTTGTTTGCAAATGCCGACAGCTCATCCATACGTCTTTCTGCGAACGCGCTTGACCTTACAGCTACGGAAACTGCGGGAAGCACGTCAGAAGTTTCGGCGGGAACATGGAGCAATACACCTTGGTATTTCGGTGATGACATACAAGTAACTCCCGAGGAAGCATATGATTTCACGCTGACCTCTGATGGGTATTACACTTCTCAGAATGCGGGTGTTGCAAATTCATACGCATATGGCGGATTTAAGTTCACTTTCACTAAGCCGACGCAGGTAAAATTCCGTTGCATATCCTACGGTGAAAGCGATTATGACTACGGCATAATGTCCAACCTTGACACGTCTTTATCAAGTGATAACACTGCAGATTCAACAGGAGTTTACCATAGCTTCAAAGGAGAATCGAGCGCAACGCCACAGACGTTTTCAATGACAATTCCGGCAGGAAATCATTACGTGTCGTTCAAATACATCAAAGACGGTTCGTACGACAAAAACGGAGACTATTTCAAAGTCAAATGTTTCACAACAACGCAGTCACGCGGCAAGGCTACAATATCTCTGAAAAGCGGAAATGTTCAAATTTCATCGGCTGATATTAATTTCAACGGACTTGTAACGTTTACAGACCTGTCAACAAGCGGTGCAACAACAATAGACGGCGGCAATGTCACCACAGACAACCTTTATGTCAACAAGGTATTTTTTGCGGAAAACGAGAACTACACTATTGTCACATCAAAGATAAGCGCACAAAACGGCGTTGTTCAAGTCGGTGTACAGTCTCCAATATCGGGAATGGCGGCGTTCCTTGAATTGTATGGTTCGTTTATCTATTTTATAGACCCAGACAGTTCGTCTACAAACTATCAGTTGCAGGTGCAGACAGCTAACAGGAAAATAATCCCCGGAGGTAACGGATATTGGGATATAGGAGGTGTGCAAAACTATTTCAAAACGCTATATGTCGAAAAAATAATCTTTGGTGACAACTCATCTCAAACAACAGCACCCTAAAGGAGATACTATAACATGAAAATGTCAGATTTAATCTATGCGCAGGAAGCGTTCAAAAAACTCTGTGCGCAGAACCTGTCGCTGAAAACGTTATATAGGCTATTCGGCTTTCTCGACAAGATAGAAGCGCAGATGAAGTTCTACGACGTTCAGCGAATGCGAATTCTCGGCGAGTATTGCAGGCTCGAAAACGGCAGATATGAACCTATTGCGGAAACGGAAGCTGAGTTCAACCAAAGATTCAATGAGCTTATGAACCTTGATGTTGACCTCGGAGACACCGAACTGCCGATAGAAATATCGGAAAACGAGGATATTAAGTTATCCTACAGTGACTTAACCACACTTAGGAAATTCATCAAGCTCACAGGAGGTGAAAATGAATGCTAACAACTATCCACATCACGGTGCGCTCACGTGTGCCGACAATTACAGAGGGAGAGGAGGTTATATCTCACAACTCAGACTATGTGATTGAGTTTGACTTTGACGAAGAGTGGACGGACAATTACAAGACGGTGTATTTTGTCTGCGAAGACGGAAGCCATCAGCCTGTTGTGATTAACGGCAACGCTTGTCCTGTGCCCGTGCTTAACGGAGAACACAGACGTATCTTTGTCGGAGTGCAGGCAGGGTCGATTGAAAAGCCGAGCGTACTCAAAACCACTTGTCCGTGTTGTCTCAAGGTTAGAGACAGTATCGCGGACTTGCTCGGTCAGCCCATCCCCGACCCGACACCCGACGTATATGAGCAGATTATAGCAATGCTCGAGAGCATCACATCCCCCACATGGGACGCGGTACAGAACAAGCCGTTTTCCACGCTCGGCAGCGGGCTGGCGGTTGACGAAAACGGCGTGCTGTCCGCAGAGGGAGGTGGCTCGCCTGAAGACATACAGAACGCGGTAAACAAATACCTCGACGAAAATCCGGTGCGCGTAGACATCGCGACGACGGAAAAAGCGGGCATTGTCACTGTCGGAAAAAACTTATCAATCACGAAAGACGGCGTATTGTCAGTAGATACTACCGATAGCGCCGAGCAGGACAACACCAAACCTATCACATCGGCGGGGGTTAATCTCGTCGTGGGAAACATCAACGCATTACTTGCGATTATTTAACGGAGGATTTTGAAAAATGGCAGCAACAACATCAGAACTTTTGACGGCACTCACCAACGCGCGAAACACTATACGCACAAAGCTTGTCGCACTCGGGCTTGTGGCGGCTACGGCAAAACTTGCGGACTGTGCTACGGCAATCGACGGCATAGACAATAACGGCGCTGTGTCGGCGCAGGTTAAGGAAGGCGAGAGCTACACCATCCCGAAAGGTTATCACAACGGCAGCGGCACTGTGCAAGGTGTCTCGGGCGGCGGTAACTACAACACGCAGGCTAAGACTGTAACGCCGACCAAAAAGCAGCAGCAGGTCACACCGGATCCGGGATACTATGCGCTGTCCGGAGTGACGGTTGACGCGATACCTGACAACTTTAACGACACCTCGGCGGTGACGGCTGCGGCAGGAGACGTGCTTGCAAACAAAACTATCGTGGGAGCGGATGGCACTACTATTGCGGGTACAATGCCCAACAATGGAGCTGTCGAAAAGTCGCTCAGCACGACAGACACGTCTTACACCGTCCCGAAAGGCTATCACAGCGGCACAGGCAAGGTATCAATCACAACCGAGACAAAAACAGCTACTCCGACAGAAAAGGCGCAGGACATTACCCCGACTGCGGGAAAAGTGCTGTCTAAAGTTACAGTAGCCGCCATTCCTGCAAAGTACAAGGATGTGTCCGGCGTAACGGCAACCGCAGACAAAGTGCTTGACGGAGCTGTTTTTGTCGACAGCACAGGCGCGGCGGTTGAAGGTACTATGGTTAATCAGGGTGCGAAGAAGCTCACCATCGACGGACTTACTACTTTGAGCGCAACTATCCCCGCAGGCTATCACGACGGCACCGGCACGGTATCTCTTACAGACGATATCCGCGCGGCTCTGGCGGCTATATGAGGTGAAATATGGCAGCTATAACTACAATTA